TAGTATATTATTTACAGAAACAAAAAGGTGCAGGCAATATAGAATTTAAGAATCCATTAGAACATATATGGAGAATGCTACCACTCAATGAGGACTATGATGATTGGGTAAGAGACGACTATTATCATCAAGGAGTACAATATGATTGGCAAGAAATAGATGCAGAATCATATAATTATATTATATTTCCCTCATGGTTAAAGCACAGAACTCAACCAGCAAAAGGAGATAGGATTGCTATTAGTATTAACGTAGCGGGTTGCCCTATCGACCCAGCAGAGGGTGATTTTGATTGAGTTACCATTCCTAGACCCTACAATATTCTATGCGGATGATAGTCCGAGAGTATGGAGGAGAGCAGTACCTAAATTTGTTAGGTGGAAAGATGCCGAAAATGCCCTCAATGCTCCTTGGAATCACATTATCACAGTTATAGATGATGATGGTAAACGCATGGATTTAGACATGGTAGAAGAACCTTGGTTCTATAAACAAGTACCAAGGAAGGAACAGTTGTTTGATCTAGTGAACAATGGTTATACGATAAACATATGTCAGTATGGTCATGGGAACACATATATTGAAAGTTTATTGAAAACTATTGAGTCCACGTTTGATGGATGCTGTGATGCTCATCTGTTTGTTACCTCTGGTAGAGACAATTCACACCCCTCATTCAAACCACATTTTGATAAACCTTGTAACTTTATTATGCAGATGGAAGGCAAGACTAGATGGAAAGTATATAATGAGAGGTGTAGTGCATTACTCGAAGGTGGAGACCCACCATACACACCAAGTCAGGATGAATTGACAATAGCGATTGATACTGTACTTGAAGAGGGTGATGTGTTATACTTTGGGAGTAGATATTATCACAATACTGAACACACAGAAGGTTCAAGATTGTCAGTTAGCATACCGATTTGGTTTCCTAAAAGATGTGAATGTTCGGACAGGAAACACTATAAATTATTACATGAATAAACTTATCCTACCATTTCTAAATCCTAAACTATTTGTATGTGGAGATAAACCACAGGTATGGAGAAAGGCACTAGATAATCCTACACAATATGTGAATTGGGATACAGTTGCACATTGCTTCAATAACCCTTGGTATTATAGAACTCAGATATTAAATAGAAACGGAAGGCGATTGATGTTACCAGAGAAGTTTGAAGTCTGGTATGAGAAGGGAGTGCCACGCAAAGAAGAATTATTCGCAGCAATTAACGAAGGATATACATTTATTATTGAACAGTATGGACATTACAATGCAGCAGTAGATAATCTATTAGAGAATATAGAATCAGTATTTGATTGCAACTGTGATGCACATATTTTTGGTGCAGCAAAACCAGATAGCACATCATTTGGTTCACATTGGGACATACCACCAAACTTTATATGTCAGATAGAAGGAGAGACACATTGGAATGTATTTGAAGAGCGTTGTTCTGGTCTCATAGAAATGACAGATGAACCATATCTACCAGACAAGAACAATCATGAACTCACAGTAGCATTAGATGTTACACTTAAAGAGGGAGACGTCATGTATATCCCTGCTAGGACATATCACAAACCATTTCCTAGTGGTAAACGATTGAGTATGTCTATACCTTGTATGTACCCATTGGATGTAGAAAGTGACAGAAAACAGTATGTTATTGAGCAGTAGTTATCCATTGCCAGATCCAATTATGGATCAGATCGAAGAACTCGTTACTTCACATGATTTTCCTTGGTATCTGTTAAAGGAAACTACATTTGCTGATGGACAAGAGAGACCATACTCAGGTGTATTTGATAACAATAGTTTCTCACATGTATTGGTGATGGACTACCAAGTTGTTAGTCACCAGTATGATCTATTTGAGTCAGCACTCAGATTGATAGCACACCACTCAAAGCAACCATTTACTGACATATACAGAGTCAGGTTAGGATGTCTGTTACCTGATAACCTACCACACCATTGCCCTCATGTTGACTTTGAAGAACCACATACCACAGCATTGTATTATGTCAATGAAACTGATGGAGATACTTATTTCTTTGAACCAAAGAAAGGTGCAGTATCACCGAAACGTGGTAAGATGATAGTATTCAATGGACTCAGTAAACATGCAAGCAGTAGTCCAAGCAAAGGGTATAGAATAGCACTCAATGTGAATTTCAAACCCAAGGTTCAATAGGGGGTATAGCAATCTGGTGAATGCACTCTGCTCATAACAGAAAGGAGATTGGTTCGATTCCAATTACCCCTACTGCCCATTTTGCCTATTTTGCTAGACATTTGTGTGTGTATATGCTAATATAGAGTGTATTATTATACTATTTGTGTGGTAAACTGTTTGAAATTGTGTTTAAATAGAACTATATGGCAACCCCAAAATATGACCTGATGTTCGCAAAAGATGCAATCCTAACCCCAGAGCAAAAGAAACTGATACGTCATGCTCTTTTCGCTCTACAAAAAGAATACTACAACAAACTTGGAGAAATCCCACCTCATAAATTGCAGTTATTAGATGAAATTGCGACCGCCCTGCATCTACGAGATGAATATTTACGATAATTTTCTGGATGAAGATTATCACAAAGAAATACTGTCACTTCTTACAGGGTGGGAGTTTCCTTGGTTCTACCAGAATACCCTGACAGCAGGGAGTCTAGATATTCCTGCTCTTGGATTTAACCACTGGTTAAGTGAAGAGAATGACCCTCTATTTTCACCACTAATTGCAAAAATGCAAGAGAAAGTAGGTGCAAAAGAGTGTTATAGAGCGAGGTGTGATATGACATTATATAATCCCAAGAAGTATCGACATGACTTTCATACTGACGCAAAAGAACCACACAGAGTGTGTATATATTATGTTAATGAAAGTGATGGTGACACAGTTATTCTTGGAGACCCTGATAATGGTCAAGTAAAGAGAGTACAACCAAGAGCGAACAGGATGCTCACATTTAATGGGAGACATTTACACACAGGTCACTCACCTCAACAACATAAATGCAGAATTTTGATTAATGCCAACTTCTCTATCTGATAAAGTATTACCACTCTTTTCGAGTCCAGTATATATTGACGTGGGTCAAAATATGCCTGATGTTATTGATAGAATTAAAGACTTAGAATATCATAATTACAGTAAGAAATATAGAGGTGGAGAACAGACCACCGACATGAATATATTGAAGTCATTACCTGACCTGACGGAGTGGTTAGAACCATTTGTTAAGGAATATGTGTATGGTGTGATGGGATGTTCGGAAGATCATATTATTGATGTACCTTGTTCATGGGTTAACAGACATAGGTTTCAAGATACATCACATGAACATAATCATAGGAACTGTTTATATTCTGGAATAGTATATTTAAAGTGTGAACCTAACGGTGGTGATCTGGTGTTCACCAACCACAAATTTGAAATGATAAGTCCAGATAGGACACACCATAACATATACAATAGTTTGAAGTGGACTATCACACCAGAGGTGGGTATGGTGTGTATGTTCCCCTCTGATTTATTTCATTTCGTTACTATGAATCAGAGTATGGAGTTGCGTTACTCACTAGCATTTAATATAATGTTAAGAGGGAAGTTCGGCAACCCATCATCATATATCGATTTATGAGTACACCTTTATTCATTTCAGAGAGCATACCATTGGAAATTAGAGACATTCTTAAAGCACTATCAGTAGGTAGTAAAGCATGTTGGCAAGGGTTCGAGGGAACTATTGGTTTTGTGAGTGATGATTATATTACATTAATCATTAGACAAATACCTGATGAAGGTACACTTAAAGGATTTAGAGACGTAAGTTTATTGGTTAGGCGGTGTGATTGGGAAGAGTTAGAACTAGACCCAGTACACTTCCAGAGACAGAAAGCATATAAGGGTAAGATCAATGACCACGCAGGAAATGATATGATGCCAGAGATAGACAAAAGATAAACCGTCACAAGCACTTGACTACTACCCACATTAGCGTATAGAATACGATCATATTAAATTATTTGATGATTGAATTGAGACCGCACCAACAACGTGCATTTGATATTATGCGTGACTCTGACAAGGGTCAGGTCATAGTTCCCACAGGTGGTGGCAAGACTATGGTTATGATTGAACATGCTCGTATGACTTATTGTCAGAATGCAGTTCCCAAAACTATTGTTGTTGTTGCACCTCGCATCCTACTTGCTAATCAACTATGTTCAGAGTTCCTAGAACAGAACTTAGATGGTTGGTACAACCAGAGTATTGAGTGCATTCATGTTCACTCAGGAGAGACACACTTCAAATCTACTACAAAGACAAAGCAACTAGAAGAGTGGTATCACAATACACCTAAGAATCTCATCATCTTCACTACATATCATTCACTACACAAGATTACAGATAGTCTTGATATTGAAGTTGACGTAGCATACTATGATGAAGCACATAACTCAGTTACTAGACGATTCTTTGATGGTACTCAGGCAATGAGTCACAGATCAAGACAATCATATTTCTTCACAGCAACACCTCGCATAGCACATCAACATGAGCGTAGCATGACTAACGAGAAGGTGTATGGTAAGAGACTTATCAATGTACCCGCACCAGAACTCGTAAGTCAAGGTCACATACTACCACCAACTATCGTACCGTTTGAAGTTGATGCAACTAGAACCAGAGAAAATTGTCATGAAGTAGATGCAGAGTCAGTTGACGATATTATTGATACACTAGATGATACACACGCATCTAAGGTACTTGTAGCAGTTCCTAGTAGCGGTGTATTACAAGGTATGATCGCTAAGACCACTCTATTGTATCGCTTGTCAGAGCGTGGATACGACACCTTACACATCACATCTAAGTTTGGTGCTATCATCAATGGTAAGAAGGTATCAAGAGAGCATTTCTTCGATACTCTTACAGCATGGGGTAGAGACCCAGATAAGAAGTTTGTTATCTTTCACTATTCTATTCTTAGTGAAGGTATAAATGTACATGGTCTTACACATTGTATCTTGTTAAGAAACCTTAACGTAGTTGAAATGGCACAGACTATTGGTAGAGTTATACGACTAGATAAGAGAGATAGTAACAGGTTGCAGAGTGGAGAACTAACACCTTGCAAGTGGTCACTATATCATAAACCTACTGGTTACATTACAGTACCAGTACACAAGACATCAAAGCGAACTATCAAGAGACTAGAATTAGTTTGTGATAGTATCTTTAATAAAGGAGAACCACCACTCAGTATTGTTAGATGAGTCAAATCTGTACATTATTTCCACAATTTTATTATCATGGAGAGGTAGAGAATCATCAACAGTTAAAAGATAAACTATTATCTGAATTAACTGATGATAAACTATCTCAACCAAAGGAGTGGAATTGTAGTGTTCAATCATCATTTGAAACTGATAACAATTTCTCATGGGATTATTTTTATGAGTGCATTAAACCTAACTTGATAGATATGCACCAACAATTAAATGGTAATCCATTGCACCAGTTTAAGATGACCGAAGCATGGTTAAACAAATATGAGCGAGGAGATAGTCAAGAAGTACACACCCATATAGGTGCTGATAACTGTACTTTCTCATGTTCATATTTTGCCCAATATGCCCTCAATGACGCTAGATTTTTGTTCTATGACCCAGATCAAACTAAACATTTAGGAGACTTCACTAAACATTATGATGGTGTCGTAAACACATGGTTTCCTGATGTACAGGAAGGAGATATAATAATATTTCCCTCATGGATACATCATCAAGTAGAACCACATAGATCAGATACTACTAGAATCACAGTATCAGCAAATTTTAAAATAACATCATGACATACAGTACACATGACGTCAAGGTAATTGACGGATACTTCCCAGATTGGTTAATAGAAGATGTAGGCAAGTACTTGTCAACTGATTTCCCTATGTACTATAACAATACACCATACGGAGACTATAAGAAAGCAAGATTCTGGGGTAATACTGTTATTAGGGATAACGAGTTTACAGGAGAGACACCTTGGTATTGGTTTTTCGCTTATCTTAATGAATGTATAATGAAAGATATATGTAGAGACCTACCTTTAAGTCATATCCATAGAGTTTTAGTCAATGCTCAACACCCACATCAAGTGAGTCAGACTCATACAGATTTTAACCATAAAGCAACAAGTATCATATACCACGCATACGGTCAGAGTGGCGATACAACATTTGCTGACGGTCACAGAGTACCATTTAGAGAAGGTAGGTTAGTCATATTTGATTCCCAGAAGGAACATGATGGCGAACCACCTAATGAAGATATAAGAATAACACTAGGAGTGATCGCACCACACAAGGGTGTGTCAGTATATTAAGTGGCACATAGTTTGTTGAAATTGTACGACATTCATATAATATAGAACTATCAAACAATTTCAACCACATTATGTCAAGAAAAGAATTTGAACTCATGTATGATGCTTTCAAGAATTATCACATCTACATGACACCAGAACAAAAAGAGTTAGCAGAAAAGATATTGAATGAAGGTTTCTACAACACAGGTGCAAGATCATGATGTACCCAGACATAAGAGACTTCCATAAACTTCAAGGTAAGGAAGTTGACATTAAACTATCATGGGAACAACTCAATGATATTATGTACTACCTAGAATGGAAACTAACAGACATATCCGAAGCAGGGTGTGACCTAGAATTTCCAGAGGTAGAACAAGCAATGGAATCACTTGAAAAACAACAGTATCAAATTTACAAACAGGGGTGCGAAGCATGAAGCATACAATCACACTAGATGACATGGAAATTACAGCACTCAATATCCTATTAGAAGGAGAGAGTGAGATTATGGTAGAGTCCAGACTCAATACTACTGGCAATGTCAACCCAGACAGGAGAGAGATTCTATTAAATCTGGTTTATACCAAAGTATTTGATGCCTGTTATAAAGCAGATAAAGACCCTAACAACGATTATGATATGATGAAAAACTATGATAGGGTTTTATCATGACAGTTAAAAAAGAGACATATATTAATACTCTCGTTGATAGCATGAGTATGGAAGATTTGCAACAATATGTAGCAAATGACATGGCAAGTTGGTTGTATCATGTAAATGATACTGATTTACTTAATGAATTTTTAATTAAGGTAGAACATACCACAGATGAACAATTTTATAATAAGTTTGTAACCAGTTTAAAAAGTGGCACACTACTTGTTTAAATTCTAGAATCATACCTTTATAATGATAATATATTACAACCACAAAGACATGGACACACTCACACATAAAAGACAACTTGATGATTTCGTTGACTATGTGTGGTCATTCTATGGTAGTGATGATGACTCACTATACCCAATAGAAGGACTAACAAAGTTAGACATTTTCAAAGCAACTGCTATCTACTTCAAGAGCATGAATGACAATGTTACATGGGGAGACGGAGATAGTCTCGACAGAGAGCGTGTAAGAGACATCTTAACTGATGTTATGGGCATGACAATCAATTACAACCCACAGAGGGGAATTACAGAGCAAGATTTAAAGGAGTTAGCACTATGAGTTACACTAAAAACGAAGTTGCACTTGAAACTTTGATTTCAAACATCAACAACCAATTTTATTATATTGGAGAAGAAGATGACAAAGTTGCACCTGTTGATGTTAAGAAATTCACACAGTATTGTGTAGCATTTATTGATTCATTGGAGATAGATCATGACTAGACTATGGGAATACCCAGAAGAGAATCCCTATGGAGAGTGTACCTATGATGGTAAAGTTGAAGTTTATTATAACATGACTTCATTCTTAGATGACGCAGAAGTACATCAAATCTGGGAAATTGTTGGTAAAGCAATGGACAGAAATAATATTGTCACATCAGACAATGAACAACTCTCAGTTCGTGTGTATGATGATATTGAAGTTCCAGAAGAGGACACATGATTAACTACAATCAATCTGACCTAAATCTATTAGATGACCTACATGATATTGTAGGTCAAGATTATGAAACAGGAAAGCATGACTTAATAGAGTTCATGTTCAATTTATTAGAGCGTAATCAACTCGAAGAATTAAAAGACATTATCACTAACCACTATGAGCAGTAATCAAATCAAAATCGAAACATTCGATAAGTACATCATGAGAGGTGGAGATCAATCACTCTCAAATATAGAGGACTTATGTTCCTATGGTTTCTTGTTAATGGGTGTAGAACCACATGATGAAAACGTATTCAATGACGTAGTTATTGGAACTATTCAGAAACTAACACAAAATTTGACTTAACATTATTATTGGAGTATTATGGAAGTTGTAATTCAACCTATGAATCTATTTGAATCAGAAATTTGCGTAGATTGTGGAAAACCTTGCCACATGGGTTCTGGAAGATTTGTTAATCGTTATGCTTACTACGGAGACGAGGTAGAAGGTTGGCGGTGTGGCGAATGTTCAGCAGAACTAGATAGGTTACAAGAAGAGTTAGGATTTGACCAATGAGACCCTATTTTTTATACATCTTAATAGCATTTGTATTTCTAGGATTAATTAAGAATACTATGAAATTACATAAAGGAGAAGGTGTACAAGAGCGTATTAGAACACGCAATGAACTATTACAACAGCAATTAAAACAGTTGGAACAATGATAACACCAGAATCCAAAGAGAATAATTACTTCACTAAAACAAGTGATGGACAATACGATAGGCATAAGTATAAGATTAATTGTAAAGATGGTAGTTCAATCATTACATATGATTATAATGATGTTATAGAGAACTATTGGCATAAACATCAATTAATAGAGAATGTAGAAGTATTGGACATTAAACCCAAGAGATCAGGCGGTAAGGGATTTTGAAAACAGATACACTACTAAGGATACTCAAAGTTGTTAGAGTAAAGAAGGTTAAGTATAAACCTACTCGTAAACATTATAATATGCACTTATACGGTTAATGAAACATACATTATTTCCTATACAATACTACCATTGCAAGATACATAACCATAAAGAGTTATTCGGTTCACTATTAGAAAGTGCTAAACATTTACTCAAAGATGCTCAGGGTAAATGGAATTGTAGTGTTTATACAACTTACTTTGAAGAGCAAGATGTAGTAAATCCTGATGAACTAGGGAAAGTCCTCGCACCTTATTTGTATCAATATTTCCCTACACATTGCAACATAGATTTAATAAACTCATGGTTAAACTTATATAATAGTGGACACACACAAGAACCACATCATCATGTAAATTTCCCTGACTTTATTAATTTTAGTGGTGTAGTATTCATACAGTATAAGAAGGGAGAAGATGCCAACTTTTATTTTGAGAATTTAAACTTAGAGCATACAGTACTAGGTTACACACATATATTTGAACAAGATCAGATATTAACACCTGATATAACAGAAGGCGATTTGTTGTTATTTCCCTCGTTTGTACGTCATGGTGTAAAGACTCAAAGATTTGATAATAACAGATTAACGCTCAGTTTCAACCTTGCTGTGACACCTATGTAAGTGTCACACAGTTTGTACAAAAGTGATAGACGTGTGACTATAATGGATATATCAACCACAGATAACATGATTTTCAATTTCCTAGAAACAAGTTTCCAGAATGTTAGATCATCTAAGAGAACTGACCAGTTGCATGACGCATTGCTATCTCAGTTCCTAGAAACCTATCCAGAACTAGCATCACTACATTGGAGACAAGAGTATAAACTACAAAAAGACGCATTTGGTGGTACATTTGATATTGATATTGTAGGACTTGATGACAACGGTTATATCAAGTATGCAATTCTTGCTAAGGCAATCAACAGCAACGTTAACAAGAATATCAAAAACTATGCTAACACTACAATCGGTGAAGCAGCAAGACTATTCTATGCACCAGTTGTAAATGAGACAATCGAAAAGATATTGTTTGTTTCATTACTACCTAGAACAGCACCTAGATTCAACAAGAAAGGCGAAGTTGTAGGTTTTGATGACGTCAAGTCAGCGAAGGATAGAACCAATATCAAACCAGTATTGAAGAGACAGTACGGTAACAAAGTACAATCTATTGATCTATTCTATACTATTGATGATGTAAGATCAGGATTGACTAGCGAAGATTATAATACAATCACACCTAGTTTTGTAGATTCATTTGTATTCGAGGTTTAATCATGATGTCAGTATCATTTTCAGAGTATAAAGAAGAGTGGTTAAAGAGGTGTGATGATGATGACCGCACCATACCAACATTCGAGCAGTACCTACATGCGGTTAAACTAGGTAGGGAATATTCAGCAATTTATAACAAGTACGGTTTTTTAAAGGAGGACTATTAAATGAAACTATCAATGAATGAATACGATAAAGTTGTAAGAAAATTTGTAGCAGACTATGTATGGAGTCTATCACCAGATCAAATGAGAGAACTGATTTCAGAGCAGGCACATATTGATTTTGAGAACATCCGACAAGATACTGGACAGCAAGCAGTATTTGAAGAAATGGATGGATGGGATGCTGAACTGTTTGACACTATCTCAAAAGAGTTCAATATTCAACTAGATGAGGACAATTAAAATATTGTCACACTATCCATTGTATTTGACATCCACTCGACTATAATGGATATATCAGGTTAGGGAGTTACTCACACTAACTTCAAAATCTGACAAACCCCACACACTATAAAGTACTCGATACTTTTAGGTTAATTAGGTGTAAAACCGAGGAGGTGAGAGTCCCCACTAATGAATGACAAGTCAGTTCGTTAGAAGATCATCCAAGCATATTATTATTAAAGGTCAGTAACGCAACTCGCCACCGCCTGACCGCCTTTCACATTCTTTTTAATTCAACCACAATGGAATTTACTAACAGAGAATTAGGATTAATTGCTCACCTACTAGGCATGGCATATTGCGATCTAGACACACCCAATAGTGGTAACACATGGACATTTGAGCGATATGGTAAAGATGCAGTTGTAGGAGCATTCAAGAAGGTTCAGAGGGATATACAGACCAAGGAACTAACAAAAGAATCACTTGAATTAAAACGTCAACGTGTACCAGTTGCAAAAGAGTCCGCCTTTGGTCTCGATAGAGATTTTGAGGTACTAGGATTATATCGTAAAGATCAATCAAAGATCAAAAAAAGACCAACATCATTTTATTGTTAAGGAGACCATTATGTATGAAGTCAACACACTTATTCCTACCTACGATTTTCCTCGTAGTCCTATCCTATGGTTGGGTTTCTTGGGTATAGCAGTTGCACTAGCAACAGTTTACATTGTAAACGTCAAATATGCCAAGTCACCATTCAATGAGGATAACCAGAAATGAAGGAATTATCACCTAGTCAACTTGATAACATTAAAGACTTATATGTTACCAGTATAGTTGACAACATGGACATTAAAACCTTAGTCCAATATGTTACCGATAGCATGTGGGATTATGTAAGCGAACTACCCGAAGCAGAATTTCTAGATGAAGCGAAAAACTATTGGGAAGATTCATTCAACCAAATTATAGAGGATTACACAAATGATTGAACAACAGTATGTTATGCAGTTTACAACAAGAACTGACTACTACCAGAATTTTGAAATTTCATTTGATGAGTTTTGGGAACAGTATTGTAAAGAGAATGATTTTGATGAAGAAGAGTCCGATCTCTCAACGTGGGAGAATAGAGACTTGATGGAAATTGCATGGGATGAGATTCTAAAAGACCCAGAGAAGTATAGATCAGGAGATTCTGATTATGATAATGAAGAGATCATGAACTACAACTTACAGAGGATTTAATCATGGAACAGATTTATAGAGTATTAGTATCGAAGCAAATAGAATACTCAGTTGAAGTTGAAGCAGAGTCACCACAAGAAGCAATGGAACTTATAGAAGAGGAGATACAACAGAATGAAGGTATCTACAACTATGAGATCGAAGCATCATGTGAAGAGTATAATGTAGTTCACTCAGAATTACATGATGGTTACTATGTGACAGCATCATAGGTGTCTATTTTGACTTCCATTCTTTAAACTTATCCATTAATATTAAGATAGTTAATTCAACCACATGAAAGACTTAAACATTCGAGTAACATCAGGTCAGTATAACCTATTATGGTTAATGATCGCAGAGCATGGCGAAAAGATCGTTGCTAATTCTAATGGTGACATGGACATGCAGACATTCGACAATCTATTTGATGCAGTATGTCAAGCGGAGTATGTGTCATGAAGATAGAATTACCAATTAATCAGGTACGAGAGATTATAGAGTCAATCGAGTGGATAGCGGATGAATTTGAAGGTTATCCCGATCTTGATAGGTATGTACACAGAGACATAGTATCAGCATATTATTCTTTAAGAATACAATTAGGTGATAAAGTATCACTACCAACAGCATTAACCAAAAACTACGAGGAGTTTAAATAATGGATTTCAAGGAAGAGATTTATGAAATAGCATTCGGAGACAATGCTATAAACAGAGATTTTGATGATCTCGAAGTAATCGAGAGAATTCAATCATATAGTGATGGAAGCAACCCTATCCTTATAGAAGAAGCATGGAATGAAGCAGAGGAACTAAATTGTTCACTCAGGGAACTATCAGATCAGGACTTGATAGAGTGCAGGCAGGCATTAATCGATAGAACTAATCGTATCATGTCAGCACTAGATGAAATAGGTGTAGAGTAGTGTGACAGTACAAACAGTTGCACAATATATGCTCTAAATTGCCACTTTTGCCCTTATAATTAAGTATAAGCAACCACAGAGACATGAAACTAAACAGAGACGAGTTACACGCATTACAAAATGTCTTACTATTTGTATATGAGATAGGACTTCCCGATTCAATGGAAGATGACCAGAAGGCATTTGATTCACTATTTGAGAAGGCATTTGATTCACCCGAAGCACTAGCAATGGAGGTGAACTCATGAGCAACATCAATAACGAAGCATTACTTGAATCACTATATGAACAAGTACAAGAAGAGCATCCAAATCTTACAGAAGAGGAGCAAATCGAACTAACTAAACAACTATTTGAGGATTTACTACAATGATTAAAACATTTGAAATATATGATTATATGAATGCTGACGAGAGACAAACAGTTGTTGATCTCTTAGTTGAGGTAGTAGCAAGAGCAGGATTTGATCTTGATACGTTTGATTTTGAACTAAGAGGTTCAATTATTGATGAGACAGGTGAGACAAGTCAACAGTTTGTGTGACACTAATAATATCGCCCACTCACCGCCCATTTTGCCCTTATTGTTCGCTAAAATTATTACATCATTCAACCACAGGATTATGACTCAGTTTAAATACACAATTACAACACCGAGTTTTTTCAATAATCAGACACACACCCAAGACAGACAATCAGCAGAGGATTTTTGTTTTGAAATGGGATGTGATTATGGTTATTCATTTGTAACTGATAATGTAGATGGTAAAGTTGTTTACACTATGGGTAAAGCATCATGAATATTTCATTTGAAGATTGGTTGGAACTATGCCCTGACCGTATCCGCTTTTTAACTGAATTTGTTGATGTTAAAGCAGATATTGAACATGTCATGGACACCTATGAAGAGTTCGCATCAATTAAAGAAGATGCTAAACCAGAGATCACCCAAGCGGTTTTAGATCAATTCTATAATCAAGATTGGTCAGAACATAACAATTTCATTGCATATCTTATTAGTGAGGAAATCGACTAATGTGTAAACAATTCACAGAATATAATGATCTAAGGAAGATTTTATGGAATCCTAAATTAACTCATAATGAGAGAGTTAAACTTATTAAACAACGAAAGGCAAAAGACAATGTTAAATAAGAGCAGATACCAAACATTTAATGAAATTACTGTTGGTGATTATGTAACATATAATGGTTACAAAGGTGAAGTAATTATCAGGGATGAAGGAAAAATTACAATCATTCATCCAAATCATTCTTACCCAGATCAGGCGGTAGTATGTGATGACTTCACACAGATTGAAGTTATTGAACGTTTTGATGATCTCGTAACTGATAATCATATCAGGGAACAATACGAATCAGATTTATTGAAACTATACAATCAGAAATAAGATCAAGTGGCATTAAGCGAACGAACTTTAAAACACCAGTAAGGGTGATCTCTTACAATTCCAGTAAATCCGAAAGGTATGGTCTAATGGCAGTTGCATCCTTATGTAAGTCCACTATCAGAAAGACCTATCATAAAAAGGAATAAAATTGTTATGTGGTTGTGACAGTTTTATTACCTACACATGATAGGTCTCTTTTTCTGGTTTTATATGTTTATAATAGAGTATAACAACCACAGGATTCACACATGGCAAAATTAGACACTTACCAGAAATTAGTAGTTGACGCAATCAACGAGTACGGAACAGGCGATTGGAAAAATTGGATGTCAGTTCATTATGTACATGAGTCAGGTTACTCAAATATTATATGTCATTCTGAAATCATAGGTAAAGTTTTCTACGATAAGAGAAAGTTAGATTTGAACCAGAGAGAGTATCAGGAAATAATTATGGATAACACCAAAAAAGCACCTGTTACCTATATCGCAATGATGGACAGAGCAGGAGCAGAAGAGTCTTTCAACGAGACACAGATAACAAGATACAGAAATATGTTGAGAAAGCAGGGATTCTTGGTTATCAACGTGGATAAAAAGTCACTTGCTCAGTACTAAGGAGAAATAACAATGAAAGTAAGATTTAATGGAACATCCCTCGAAATCAAATTTGAGGGAGTAGAGTGGTCAGATTTCATCCCAGAGGATCGCAGAGCATATACAACAGAGCAATATGACGAACTCATGGGTATATGGAACACTTACCACAAAACAGGCACTATTGCAAGCAAATATGAATAGGGAGTGGACAGTTTTATTAGTGGACTACCGCACCAGAAAACATGCCCCAAATCGACCTAATTCATGCTATCATTAATACATACACAACCACAGAGGAATTTTTAAAATGACAAGAAAGATTGAAAAGTCAATGAACTACATGATTCGCACTCAGCATAACTGGTCAAATTCCAATACATCAGTTCTAACATCAGACAATGGTTTAGAGTCAGAGGTATTTCTACATGGAAACCACATTGCAACATTCGATCATGTCAATCAGAAACTATTTCTATTTGATGGTGGTTGGCAAACTGTAACCACCAAATCCAGACTTAATGCACTTTGTGATGAGTTCGCAACTGGATTTAAGGTCATTCAGAGAGATTGGACTTGGTACTTAGTCAACTTTGCAGGAACTAAGATTCCTTTTGTTAACGGTATGGAGGTTGCATAATGTCAGATTTAGAATATGACGCAATGCAAGTTATGGAGCAAATCCACATGGCAGAGTCAAGACACATGCAGATGGGTGCATTGTGTTCTTACTTACTTCAATATCCAGACATGACCATTAGAGACTTTTTTACAATGGCAAGTAAGGAATTAGAAGAGCAGGAGGAGGATTTATGGGATTAAGGAGAGAACCCGAATATTACAAGATATTTGAACCAGTAAGGCATCTAATCGAAGAATATGCAAACGACCATTTTTCAACGTTTGGATACTATCCCGCCACAGTTCGATTATATCCACCAGTAGGCGAAGGATTACCCAGAGAATTGGATTATAACGAATACCAATTTATTATCACAGGAAAGGAAGTTTAACACCTTTCCTTGTGACAATATTATTAGTGGACTACCGCACCAGAAAACATGCCCCAAATCGGCATTTTTTATGATACAATTAATATATACGAGGGAGAGAGATTCCCCACAATTTCAACCACATCATGAACTTATTTGACGCAGTACCAGTAGTAGTTTTCGACCTATTCAGCAACTATGACGAGGATGAGTGCATCAATACAAAAGAAATCGCTCAGGCAGTAAAGAATACAATACTTTTAACAGATTCACTAGATTATGGCAATATCAAGAGATCAACCTATTCTCAGGTTCGCTTAATGGTATCTAACGCAATAGACCTACTATTAAACGACAGATCAACATTTTTCAATGTACTATACCCAGATAACCTAACACCAGAGCAGAAACTATCCCCATTATTCCGTTACAACCCACTATACGGTTTTACTATCTACTCAACAGAAGTACCAGAGTTTAAACTCTCAGCATTAGACTAATACACACATTACAGGAGATACGAGCAAATGATTTTTTCTTATGACGATTGTACATTTGAAGCATACGCAGAAGGCGGTTACATGTATTATAGGGAGGTCTCAGAAAGTGGAGATCCCCTATATGACTTCACTAAGTTAGAGTGGTGCTACTTTGATTATACCGAAGCATCAGAGGACTTAGTAGAAATTTTAGAGGATATGGAGTCCTGTTTTGATGAGGTTCTAAATACCAGAGACATGACAGAACAAACACCTTACAGTTTTTATCATTAATTATGGAAGCGAACCAAGAAATCAATTTATCCGATAGTCTCGAAACAGCAGTTGATTTTGAGACTTATGGATTATTCATGATTCCAGTTACTAAGTATAATTGCTCAGATTTAGTTGATGACGTGTTGAAATGGGCAAGAAATCAAGATTTCGTAAAGCACGATAGAAACGCCATTTCGCACAATATTCAACAAATCGGAGAGACTAACCAAATATTAAAGGATTTACCCCACGTTAAATCGGCATTACTCAACGTAGCAAGAAAGCATAATGAAACAGGTTTAAACTATGCAAGCAACTTTGAGATAAGCGACTGTTACCTAGAAGTTGCACACCAAGGGGCAATTTATGCACCACATGAACACAGTAATTGCTTATTCTCAGGCACGTTTTTTATATCATACGATAAAGAAGCACACAGTTATTTGAAGTTTAAAAGAAACACCATTTCTAACACTTATCCGATTATGATGTTGCCATATAGCACTATGACCGCATTTAACTTACAAGAAGCAACTATCCCTTACGCAGCAGGGGATGTTGTGATTTATCCAAGCAATTTAACACATGGATTTGACAGCAACCCCACAGATAATCGCATAGCATTAACCTTTAATGTGATACCTATTTAAAATGTCTAATTAAATGTATATGTGTGTTCAATAGGTCTCAGTTGTTGTTACCTCGGAGCGTAGCATATCGAGAGCGATCTTGTCAACTATATGGGAGAATTCACACAGACCTCTTTGCCCTGTTTGACTTATTTGACAGTTCATGATAATATTAAATATACTTAGAATGCCTTGCTTGCTTTGCCCGCTTTGACCTCTAAGACTAATTTGTTTGCCCCTATTGCCTTAACTTTGGAGACTTATCCACCAGTTAAGGTAGTGATAGGCAAATCCCCTAGTGGTTACTGGTGGGTATATGATTATGAGGGGTGCAAACCCATAGGGGCATTTTTCAATTATCAATCAGCATTACAGGATGCTATCACCTATTCAACAGACTATGCCGACTAAGTACAAATTACTACTGGACTTGTATGACTCAGGCGGGTTGCCACCTGATGAGCAAATCGAGTTGGTGCAGTTCCTAATCGATACAGGACTAAATGAACAGTTGCACCAGTACACCCGCTTATGTGATTATTTCATAGTGGAGGGGTTATGCTATGACGTAGGAGTATTTAATTAAATGAAATAGCACACTAATTAACACTTAGGACAGTTAATTTGTGATATTTGTTGATATTTAATGGGTGCGCTAATATAAAAGGGTTCCTAATGACTAAGCTATAAAAGTATCCCAGAGGGGTAGATATAATTCGATTGTTCGTGCAAGTCTATATACAAAAAATTTCCCAGGTAGAAAATAGTCCCCTATGTCTTCACTAATTGCTAATATGCCCGCTGAGGAGGTCTGGGTAAGGAAAGAATACCTTACAGACTTCAAGAGTGGTCATGGTGAGTTTACTCCTGGTGTATGGGTATCTGCTAAAAGCATGCCTGGTAGAGCATTCTACTTTGAAACATACCTCCCTGAGTATGCTGCTATCTACGATAAGTTACCTATCAGTGCATTTGTAAGTCGCCCTGAGACACCAAGTCCTGATATGGACCTGCCTAACTTACAGTTCTGGAACTGTATGGACTATGGTGTCACTGTGATATGTAAACAGTTTATTGGTAGTATGGACTATGAGGCATATACAAGAGACTATGGTCCTGTACATGGTAAGTATGTTTGTACATTGGATAACTATCATGATGACATTGATAGGGTAGATTATAGTACTGCTGAAACTCCTGCTGAACATAAGAGTCATAACTTAATAGAGCTTGACAATGGGCAGTTTGCGTTGTATCCTAATAACAGGTTACGCATATACGATAACTCTCTTACACCTAAGATACCTAAGATGCCAGATTTCAAAGTGTCTACTAAGGTATACAGTGTAGAGAGAGGACACATGGAACGCTATGGAGACACAGATGACTACCACTACGGACTATCGACCGTCAATGGAGATAATGAGGAAGATATACTCTCAGTGGGTGGATAGACCATGGATTAAGGAGAAGATGAAGGTTGGTGATTGTTATGGTATATGCAGAGAGTTCTATGAGAAGTTCTTTGAACTAGAACTGAGAGACTATCCGAATATTAATAGGAAGGCACTATTCATGCCTGAGTTTATCGCAGATCAGGCAGACAGATGGGAGGATGGTGTCATACATGTATATGAGGGAGATAAAGATGTACCACCACCTAAGTTGGATGATCTGATGTTTGGTGATATGATGGTCATGAAGATGTACTTAAATCCCCTAGAAGGCGGGTATGCGAGTAAGGATGGTAGAATGTGTAACCATAGTGGTATATACTTGGGTTACGGATACATGCTCCATCATGCATGGTTAGATCCAAGTGACATTGTAGACTTAAAGATTGACACTTATCTTTTGAAGGCGGTCGAGTTAGTGTTGAGGTCACCACATGTTGCAAACTATACAAATCCTATATAATGATGACACTACATTTAGAGTCTATGAGTAGACGATTTACATTACCTGTTGAGGTTGATGACTTCGGTGACATGTCGATTACCTTCCCAGCAGAGTTAATGAATGAGTTGGGATGGTACGAAGGAACCGAAATAGAATATACTGAGGAACTCGATGGGTCGATTATATTACGCAAAGCAGAAAAATAATCTCTAAAACTATGAAATCAGTGAAACAAGAAATGACGTGGTTCGGAGTCGAAGCATGTGCGGGGAGGGTTAAACACGTTGACCCTAGGATGTATCATTTTAGGAGTTGGGAACCTAAAACTCCTTTTGCTCCAAGGTTTGACTGCCCGATGTGGTTGGATAAGATTGATAAGAAGAAGTGTGAAAAAATCCTTGAAGATTGTGATCATGTAGTAAACCGCCCATGGTCAACTTATAACTTCTTCACTGAGTATCAATCAAAAAATAACCTCCTTCGGGAAATCAGGTATATGACTTGGGAGTTCTGTAAAGCACTGGGTCATGACCTACCCGAGGATCTCTGGATTCGTGGATGGTTACACAAACTAGAACCTGGTCAACACCTACCGACTCACCATCATAGTATTCATGAGAATACTTACCTGTCGGGTAACTTGTTGTTACAGGATAGTCAGCAGGGAACTGAATACTATATCCCTGGGTATAGTCTGTATGGTGGTAACTTTATTCCACAACCAATAGCAGGACAAACATGTATCTTCCCATCATGGGTAGAACACAAGGTATTGACTGTGAAGTACAGACGAGTGGCACTTGCATGGGATATATACACTACTGAGGGTATGGACTACTGCAAGAAGAACTCACCCTCCAATGAAATGATGATGTCTATTCCTTTTAAATAATGAACGAAGAATTCCTAAACGCTTACAAAGAACACATGGATATGATCTCCAAGGCATTGGAGAACTTGGCACAGCGTCTGAATGTCCTAGAAAGTGCTATGGGTAGAATGCCCCCACCAGGATCAGACATGATCAAGTACAAACCAGAAGGTTACGAAGATCACCTCAATATGAGGGAACTTTTAGATGATCTGTATATGAAGATAAATATGTTGGAAGACCGTGTTGATAATCTTTAATGGCAATATACATCCTCGAAACAGGTAGAGGATTCCCGAACGTAGATGCAGGAGGCGAATATCAGCAGACTTGGCAGAGACCTAGTTCTAGTAGATATAAGTCACACAAGTTCCATTCGGGACCTGGCACCAATTATAACATTACCTTTAATGACGAAGGACCAGGTTCTAGTATCTTCGGTCAGGACAAGGCATATTATATTGGCGACCAAGAAGAGATATGTGTAGGTAACTGTGATAATGAACGAGTAGGGTTTCATAGGTTCTATCGTGCTGACGGAACCAATAGAGATCATAAGTATGTCAAGACATCTGAACTCAGATGGCCTGATGACTTCCCTGGTGAGTCTCGTGGTACAGGTAGTAAGCAAGTAGCACATGCATATAACAAAGAACCACGAAGCGGTGAACCTGTATTCTACATGTCACTGACTAGCAAGTCAGGAACTGCTGCTCTATACCATTGGTATAACAGCAATCTCAACGATAGTGCACTCAGCACAGCAACTTCATACCTAAGTGGATATACAAATATAGGCATAGTTGGATATATTTTTACATCTGCTTCAAATGCAGCACCGTATGCTGATACAAATGAAGTAGCAGTTCCATTATATGAGTATTATAGGGACACAAACAACAGAAAGAGAGATCACTTCTATACAGCAGACCCTACACAAGAAGTAAATCTACAAAAAGATGTAGCAGGAGTACCCAATCCAAGGGATCCTCGTGATGAAGAGTATCAATATGTGGGTATTGTCGGTTATGTTTTCATTGAAGACCTCGGACAAGGTAACAGAAAGACATTAAGAGACCAAGGAATCATCGGACCTACTGGTTATGGTAGTCCAGTGACCTATGGAACAAGAGCAGGATGGTATAATTGGGACGCAACAGGTGCAGGAATCTATACACAGAAGAATTATGAGTATCAATATGATGCAAATGCAGGACCACTGAACCCAACACCGACACAAAGACGTAATAATCGTTGGAGAGGAACTCCATCTACGTCTGCGTTCCCTAATTTTGGTTGGGGAGATCCGACTCTTTGTCCAAATTTAAACACTGACGCATATTTTGAGTGGGTGTATGGTAAAAGTGGAGCAGTTAAAGCAGCAGTTCCGAGATATTTGGAGTTTCATACTCTCTTTGACAGTCAATTTGCTTACTATGTGTACGATACATCGTATCCATGGAAGGGTCCTATCTTCGGAATCCAGTATGCGACCTCAAATCGTAACTGTTGTCCTAACCAAGGGTCGGGTAGTAACTGTTTTTGTAATGAATCACTCCTTACTTACGACTATTACTCTCATTTTTATGAGATTAGAGAGGATTCTTGGAAAACTACTCGCTCTAAAATGAGTTTGACAGGTTCTAGTGCAGGATCTGGCATCAATGAGTCGTTCAAAACAGTAGATACTGAGACAAAACGTATACTATTCCGTTACACAACCCGCAATGGAGACAATTTTGCGTTAGGTGACACTGTAAATGGGTGGGAAATCACCGAAGTTGCATACTTTGGTAACAAATTGCGTGCGGGTTACATGGAATTGAAGGGTAGTGGCAAGAAATTTACCTATCAACAGGTCATAACTGCGAATGGAGAGAACGGAAAAGAGGCACAAGTCATATGTGGTTACGGAATTCCTGATAAAGCAGGGTTCTTTGGGGTGTATGAGTTCCCAAAACGCATATCTTATTACAAAGTAGAGATAGATAAGACCGCATTAGTGTCAAAACAGACGATTGACCTAGCAGAAGTGGAGTGTAGTGTTAATAAAAACGGAGAGATTGAGTCAATCTTGATCGTAAATGGAGGAAGAGGGTACACAAATCCGAAAATTGTCATCGAAGAACCCGCACAACTGACTGAAAGGGGTGCAATGGACAACGTAAAAGAGAATATGCACCAGTTAGATGGGTGGGAAGGTGCTCCATTACGCTCTCCAACCTCCACATTGGACAATCCTGACGGTACAAAACACAATTTTACCTTCAATACCATCAAAGAGAACCAGAGAGACTCCGAAAGAAGCATAGAAAGTGACATGGACGAGCGTCAAACTAAGGTTCCTTATGGTAATAACAGCGATACACAGGTAGTTGGTGCGGATCAGGACGCAGAACCAGACGAAGTTAGTCCGCAAATGATCGACAGAAGCAAGGTAAGGACCATTTCAGCGGAGCATAGACGCAAAGGAAAGTTCAGACAAGCGAAAGTAGAGGTATTATCACTCACAGATGACGGTGCTGTTGATGAAATCGTGATTAGAGATCGCGGATTTGGGTATGATACCGATCCAAACCGTCGTCCGAAGGTCTGGATAACGGAAACAGACGACGAACAATACAAAATGAGGGGTCCAAACACCCGCAGTCATCAGAAAGGATACAAAAATGCTATCGATCCCTCCGAAAGAACAGATGATACTACCGAATTGATGCGCGGAACAGGTGTAACACCCACATCTGGCAACCAAGAGATCACTGGAATGAAAGGAACTGTCCGTGAGAAGGCAGGAACCAAGGAAAATCAGTTGAATATCATGGATGATGGTGTCATAGGGTCGTTTGAAAACATGATGGAAGGGTTTACTGCTGAATATCCGACTGGTTATGTCAAAATGACAGACCCTGATTCAAACGAAAAGACAAAACTATGCAACAACCTACCAGCAGGGTGTGTAAATATCGAAATTCCTGGGATTGTAGGTGAAGCATTGTTCCCAGTAGAGACTGTTTCGGGTATTGTAGAGGTTAATACTCCTATGAAGGAGTTTATGGAGAACCAGTATCGTAATTTAAAGCAAGGAGCGACCCTTACAGACGATTCTAGCACGTCTCTAAGCGACCTCTATGGGTGGAATAGTGGTGATGAGTGTATTTCTATCGCTCAACCCAAGTTTAAGACTGTAATTCGCTTACAAGACCTACCTTGTCCTTACGTTGATGCCGATAATGGTCGAAATTATGGATGGATGATCTATAAGTACTGTGCAGCGGACGGTGACAACGCATCTTTCAAGGTTTCACTCTCTGTTGAGGGTAAAACAACAGGTTCACAAGGTGAACAGTTCATGGAATTCCTACAAAAACTTCCAAGACCCACAATTCAACCTACAAGACCTGTTGTTGACAGCGGTGGAATCAAAAAAATGTGGAGATGCTCTCGTCAGGGAATTGAAGGACGCTGTTATTGGGCAAATTCTGGAAATGACGTGATTTTTGTTCCTGTTGGATTAGACGAAAACACATTTGACTGGTCTGCGGGTGATTTTTCCGAAACTGATCAACTCGGAGTGTGGTTAGGAAACAATTTCCAGCATTCTAGTAAGACTATTACCAATACTAACGGAGGATCTTCACAATCCTTCAATACATTTAACGTAATTTCCGTTTCTCCGCTGTCTGGTGGGGTTCCTCCGAACGAATGTTGGGATACATACCTTAGACACTCTAATAATGCGAACGGAGTGCTTGATGTTTACTCTGCGTACTACAATAATAATGGTTCGCAAGGTAAAACCGCAGGAGGAGGGTACTGGACAAGCAGTGGACTGTACAATGGGTACACTTGCGGGTCTAGTCCATGCACAGGGTCTCTAAGTTACCAATACGGAACCTCTGGATTCAATAATAATAATGCATGCGGTCTTGAATACGTCAATGACGTTAGTATTGCAGTTGATCCGCGATTGTTTACGCAACTTGGTATGCGTATGGGTCCATATAGCGGAACTATGAATGTTAAGAACTGGAATACAGGCACTAATATCGCATTTGGGCAAGCAGTACAGAATATGGGCAATCCGTATTACACTGATTGCGAAGGTGCAGCGTTTGGATCGTCTAATGAGACGCTAAATCCACAACCTCCACTAAAACGACGCAAAGTTCATAAGGCATCGTATGATCCAGGTGATGTTGAACTACTAAAAGCGCAGAGTCGCGATATTAGTGACATAGAGTTTGAGGATGACTCATGGCAAGAACTCTATGACCCAGAATTTGACTATGAAGCAGAAATTGCAAACAATCCAGTTTCCGATTTCTCAACCAACCCAGCATCAGACCTCTTATAACCATGCCAGCAGGAATATTACTACCAGTAGCACCAATCACAGGTTTACCTTGCTCAGGACACGGTATATGCATTCCTAGTACCGTTCATTCAGTGCAATCATGCGGATCACCACCTATTCCTTATACTATTAAGATTAAGGAGTGGACATGTTGGTGGCCACCGACCCCATTGATACCATTTGGACCTATTAGTCCACTGAAAGCGATGGTGTTGACCAATGGACTGCCGACAATGACGTTTGGTGATAGATTCATACCACACATCTCACCATGTACGAACATTGTCATCTATATGTGCCCATGCGGTAAAGCACTGTGTCCTATTCCGACTCCTATACCTTGTAGTATCCTAACTATCGAAGATATGGGTGGTGTTGGTCATTTGAGAATCCTATTTGCAACATCGTTGACAGTATTCGCTACCAAGTTACCAATCGGACGTGTTCTAGACCCTCTGGGGGTAGGTACACTGGCATATAGTTATCCATGTAACAGTGTGGTTGCATATGGGTCACCAAATGTGCTATCATCATAGAAACTTTCATTTTTTAACACATGGCAGTACGAACTAAGACAGGTCAATTTGGATCTCAGATTGCTTCGGAGGTAATTCCAAAAAAGACTCGTCAAGGCAAGTCACAAAACACAAAATTGAGTGCAACGTCACGAAATAAGCGAAAAAAGAAGTACAGGGGACAAGGACGCTAAAAGTGCTATAAATAATCCTGTAAAGACTAAATAAGTCATAATGTCGACGTACAGGTTCCGATCAGAAAAGTTCTTATCTCGTAAATTCAAGGATTTGGCGATATCATTTGATGATAACCCTAATACTAATGACTTTGCTACGGTAACTAACGAAAATGCAATTAAGCAGTCTGTTCGTAACCTGATACTGACAACTTTTGGTGAAAGACCATTTCAACCCAACTTAGGGTCACGAGTGAAGGGTCTGCTCTTTGAACCTTTTGATGTATTCTTAGCAGAAGATTTAAAAGCAGAAATCAACAATACTATTGAACGATTAGAACCACGAGTCAGGGTAGTAAATGTTGATGTGCAACTTTCAGAGGATGAGAACAGTATTGATGTTGCCTTAGAGTATAACATTGTCGGACAACCACAAACACAAGTGGTTGAATTCCTCTTAGAGAGAACATAACATGCCTGCCATACCATCAAATCTAACCTCATTAGATTTCTTCGAGATTAAGGAGTCAATCAAGTCATATCTCAGAACTAGATCTGAGTTTACTGATTATGACTTTGAAGGATCTAGTGCATCATACTTGTTAGACACATTAGCGTACAATACCTATTACAGTGCGTTCAATGCTAACATGGCAATGAACGAAGCATTCCTAGAATCAGCAACAGTAAGAGATAACGTTGTAAGAATTGCAAAGCAGATAAACTATACTCCTAGATCAATCAAAGCATCAAAAGCATGTGTGCGTATTACTGCAAGGGCATCACTCTTACCTGGTGGGCAGACTTATCCTGACAGTATTACAATCAAGAAAGGTGATGTATTCATTTCTGAGATTAATGGTGAGACATTCCCTTATGCTTTGATGAGAGATACACAAGCAACAGTAGATCAAACTACTGGTCTTGCTACATTTACTCAACTTATCATCTATCAAGGTAACTACATTACATACAACTATACAGTTGATGATACAAAGAAAGCAAACTATATTATTCCTAGTGATGGTGTAGACACAGAGTTGCTTACTGTATCAGTAAAACCAAATGAACAGTCTGCTGAGATTGATGAATACTCTATATCATCTAACGTAACTGAACTCACTGCTACTTCTCGTGTTTACTTCTTAGAAGAGACAGAAGATCTTAGATATAAGGTAATCTTTGGTGATGGTGTTTTGGGACGTAAGTTAATTGACAATGAATTTATTGTATTGAATTATGTTACAACTGACGGACCAAAAGCAAACGGTGCTAATAAGTTTAGTTTCATAGGACAAGCAGTAGACGTCACAGGACGTTCTATACTACCCTCTCAGATGTCCCTAGCAACCATTGACAGCAGTCAAAGTGGTGAGGAGAGGGAATCTGCCCTAAGTGTTAAATTCCGCGCTCCTAGGGCATTCTCGACGCAGAACAGAGCAGTTACAGAGAATGACTATGCTCACATTGTTAAAGACATCTATCCCCAGGCAGCAGCAGTAACTGCCTATGGTGGTGAGAAACTTTCACCCCCTGAGTACGGTAAAGTGTTTATCGCAGTCAGATCTAAGTCTGGTGTGAACTTAAACACTACTACAAAGAAACGTATTCAGAATCAACTACTTGCATACTCCATGGCGTCGATTCAACCAGTTGTAGTTGATCCACGCATTTTCTACTTGTCACCTAAGATCTATCCATCATACGATGGTAACAATACAGTTAGATCTGCTAACGAACTAGCATCTGCTATTCTTAAATCTGTTGACAAGTATAACTCACAGAATAGAGATGACCGATTTGGTGGTCGTCTTGAAATGTCTAGGTTCAACTCTATGATTGACGCTGCTGATAATGCTATTGCTGGTACAACTACACAAATGACTATTGGTCAGAATCTTGATCAATTTACATTTGGTAATGTGTTTACTCAGTGTCTTGACTTTGGTAATGTTCTTACAGACCCAAGTAATTTGGGTGGTGGTGATTCTGATGGTTGTGATCCTAAGTTTTCATCTGTTAAGTCTGGTTCATTCTATGCAACTGGTTATACCGAAGAAGTTGCAGACTTAATTGCTGCTGGTGAGGCAGCGGGTTCATTGACAACTGCTCAACAAGCAAGTGGTCTTGAATCAGCAGTGTTTAATGGTACGTTAGTTCAATCAGAGACGTTAGTACCAGTAAACCTTCGTGATGATGGAAAAGGTAACTTGTTGATGGTTACTAATAGAAATGAAAAAGAGGTCATCCTTTCTTCATCAGTTGGTACAGTAGATTACGCAACTGGAAAAGTTTGTGCTGGACCGCTAAATATTGCTGATACCCCTGACAGTACGACTCGTGTTCCTATTGTAGTATTACCTGATAGTGATGGACTAACAATCCCACCAGGTGTCGATCCTACGTTATTTGATCCGAAAGTTTATCCTGTTGATTACATTACTAACCCATCTAACGTAAGTGGGTTTGATCCTTATAACTTTGGTGGTTGGAACTATGGTGGTGGCACCATAAATACAATTAATTACCCGATAGATGCGTTTACCTATCCAGAAATCGACTCCTGTTTCTAAATTAGATGTTTGCTGACAAAATAAACATTTCGGACAGAGTTAGTAATCAACTCCCAGAGTTTATAAGGGATGAAGATCAACAACTCGTTAACTTTCTCTTTGAATACTACAAATCACAAGAGAAGACTGGTCGTGCGTATAATGTATTAAACAATTTACTTGAATATCTTGATATTGATGCTTATGATCCTAAGATCTTAACATCTAATACAATTTTGATTAAAGATGTTGATACAAGTGTAGAAAAGATTGAAGTAGAACAGATAGATGGATTCTTACCGAAAGATGGTTCGGTAATGATTGACAATGAAGTAATATACTACCAAGAAACAGTTCGTGGTCCTGATGCTATCTTAACACCAGGAATTTCACTAGAAGAATTTAATAAAAAGCGTCAAAACCTAGAAAGTCCTATAACATTGTTCGATGGAGTCAAAACTACCTTCGATCTTAAATTCTTAGGCACCCCAGTCTCACCTGTCTCAGCAGATCACCTTGTTGTCACTGTTTATGGGACAATGATGCAACCAACTGTTGATTATACAATCAGTGGTTCTCAAATTGTCTTTACAACACCTCCAAGAGCAAAAACAGGTACAGACCAAGTAGAGTTTACTCAAATTCTGTATTATATTGGTTTTGCTGACTCAGTAATCAAAAAATTAGAATATCCTGATGTTGCGACTCTTGCTGGTAATGAGTCCATGCCTATTTCTTATAATAGTCAACCTTATTCACCTATTTCAGAGATTGGTCTAATTATTAATCGTAATGGTACTTTACAAAGACCATATATCGATTATGTACTAACTGACAACAACACAAGGATCAAATTCTTTGTAAATATCACCTCACAGGATGTTTACCATATAAGGTCTATCGAATACGTCTCTCCGTCCGTTGGATCGGGTGCTGAGGCAGTTACGAGGATAGGAGTCAATGGTGAGATTGAAGCAATCATAATCAAAAACGGAGGATCAGGATATGAACTTAACTTTGCTCCAAAAGTTTCTATATACAGTTCGACTGGTGTCGGTGGCAACTCAGCTGCAAGATCACTTGTCTCGGGAATCAAAAACATCCAACTCATAAGTGGTGGACAAGGATATACATCATATAACCCTCCACTTATTAATATCACACCCCCTAGTGATCTAGTCAACGGTTCAAGGGCAACTGCTGCCATTACAGTTGATGATACAACTGGTCAGGTAGATAGCGTTACTATTACAGACTCTGGTTCTGGATATGACTTTATTCCAGCAATCACTTTCCAAAACCCAGGTGGTGCGTCAATTAGTGATCCTACTATTGATGGTGAGGGTAGATTAAACGTTGATTCTATTACAGTTACTTCACAAGGTATAGGATATAGTAACCCTCCAACAATTTACATTGATCCTGCTCCTGTTGATGGTATTGATGCAGAAGCATCATGTACAGTATCACCTGATGGACAGGTTGTTCAAGTTACCATTAATAATAGAGGTAGAGGATATTTAACTCCACCAAGAGCAAGAATTATACAACCAGTTGGTGCACAGGTTTTAGATGTAACTGTTGCTAACGGTAGTGTTACCAATATCAACCTATTGACTGGTGGTGCTGGATATACAGACGCACCTTCTGTTTATATTGTAGATGATCGTAAAGGACCACTAGGAGAAGCAATCGGTGGTACAGGAGCATTGGCAGCAGCGACTATATTCAACGGAGAGATTACTGATATCAATATCATCAGTTTTGGATCAGGTTACTCTGAAAGTTCGCCACCCAAAGTGTACATAGCCGAACCTTTATCTGCTGCATCGTCCTGTGACGTTGGATTTGGTGAAATTACTGGTTGTAAGATTTTAAGTGCTGGTTCTTACTATGAACCCTCTGCATTCCTTAATTGTGCTCGTGGTGTATCTGATGTAGTACAATTTGACAACTATGGTAATCAGATATATGCAAAAGAGGCACAACTAGCACAAAGTAACCATACAAGTGGTGCTGTTGTACATAACCTTGACTCTCAGATCATTAGACAAGTATTTGACAAGTTTAGACGTCAATATATGCCTACTATCAACATTGACTACTCACAGGTCAATCCGATACAGGTTATTAAGACTATTAAGGACTTCTATATCTCTAAGGGTACGAAAACTGCTGCACAGTACCTATTCAAGATATTATTCGGTGAACAGGTTGATGTTTACTACCCAAGAGAAGAATTAGTCACACCATCTGCTGCTTCATGGATAGTTGACACTATTTTAAGAGCAGAGTTGATATCTGGTGATCCTGCTAACTTACCTAACTCACAACTTAATCAATTTGCTGATGATGTTGATCCAAACATCGGAGATGCTAATGTATTGATTGAAAACGTTATTTCAATCATAGAAGGTACAGATACAATCTATGAATTAGCAATATCAGAAGAAACATTATCAGGGGTATTCAAGATTCCCTATAAAACAGTTCTTGCAGAACCATTAACAACAACAGAGAACATAATAACAGTTGACTCAACTATTGGGTGGCCTGAGAAGAACGGAACTATCATTATTGGTGATTCTGAGGTTGTACAGTATAAAGAAAAATCACTAAACCAGTTTATTGAGTGTACACGTTCTAAAAACGGTGTAGTAGAAGACTGGGACCCAGGAACTACTATATTCTCTGACATATTTGTATATGTCAACCGTGGTTTAACAACAGAAGTCAAACTTCGCGTTCTAGGTATCGCAGAAGCGGGTACAACAGTCTTAGAAGACAGTGGATCATATTATCTACCTGGTGACAAGTTAAATGTTGCTGCATTAGGTTCTACTGCTAATGATAAGCGTCTAAACTCATGGTTATATAACGTTAAGAAATTAATATCTGTTACACAGATCACTCCTACACAAAACAACAACTCAGTAAGTCAAATTGCTAACGTTGTTTGTGCTAACCCACATGGTTTACTTGTAGAAGACAAGGTTACCATTTATGGTGCTAACCCTGCTGTATATAATGGCACGTTTGAGGTAACATCACGTCTTGATGAGTTTACCTTTACATATAACTTACCTGTTCCTACCGATATCATTCCACAGGGTAATATTCTATTATCAGTTGACCTTAATAGAGGTAAGTCAACTGTAAATTCTATTAATGAAGTTATATCACTCTTTACATCTAACATACAGAACTCTTTCTTTAATAGTGATTATGTTTACATCGCTGCATCTGGATTACCCAACTATAAAGTTGGACCATTTACAGGATCTGCACTTATTCCAGGAAACCAACGTAAGTTACTAAGATTCCCTAGAACAGTTGAGACAGTATCTACAAGAACAGTAGTTGCACCTAACACTCCTATCGGATCATGGGTAAATGGTGTTGCTGCATGGTCTTATAAGTCTGCTGATGTTGTAACATTTGGACCTTTAACCAGTATTAGTATTCTTACAAATGGAGAGGACTATGATGCTGGATCAAAACCAGCATTAGAAATATCTGGTGGTGGAGGTACAGGTGCTGCTGCTACGGTAACTGTTAATGGTTCTCTATTCTCTATTGCTGTAACTAATGAGGGATCTGGTTATACAGAACAACCATTAATCTCTATTGTTGGTGGTGGTGGATCTGGTGCAACTGCACAAGCGGTTGTTACTAACGGTAGAGTAACTAGAATACTTGTAGAGAACGCTGGAACAGGATACACTTCTCAACCTACTATATCAATTACTGGTGGTGGCGGTACAGGTGCTCTTGCATCTGCACAAGTTCGTGGTCCTATATCAGGTGTAACACTAACATCTCCTGGTGCTGGATATACATCAACTCCTTCAATTAGATTAAACTCTGGTGAAGGTGCTCTGGCACAACCTATTGTTATTAATGGTCGTATTGTATCAATCGCTATTATTAACTCTGGTTCTGGATATACAACTGCACCTACTGTCTTTATCAATGGTGATGGATTTGGTGCACAAGCAACTGCAATTATCGGAACATTAGGAGAAGACAAAGGTAAGGTTATATCTGTATCAATTACTAACAGGGGTGTTGGATATACACAAGGTCAAACAACTGTACGTTTAGAAGCAGTTGGTCAACTTGCAACATTCCAAGCAAATGTATTCCAATGGAATAAAAACCTTGAATATGCACTTAATGCAAAATATGACGTAGCAAGAGGATATGTATTTACTGGTTTTAATAACCAGTATGGTGGTGAGTATGCACATATTTCTGATCCAAAAGAATTAAGGTATGTTGTTGGTGATAACGTTGTACTAGATCCAGAGACACAGAGTTTTAGAGAGATTGGTGTTAATGAAACACACTCTCCTATTATTGGTTGGGCATTTGATGGTAACCCAATCTACGGTCCATATGGATACATTGATCCAACTGACCAAAACAGTGGTTTGAGAAGGATGCGTAGTTCTTACGCATTGAAAGCAGAAGTTGAAGAATCTGAGACTAACCCAACACCAACAAGAACAGACGGTCCTTCTATTCAAGACTATCCTGCTGGAACATTTGTAAATGATTACGAATATCTGTTTGGTGTTGGTGACCTAGACCCATATAACGGTCGTTTCTGTAAAACACCTGACTTCCCTGCTGGAACATATGCATACTTCATTACTATTGATGAAAGTGATGAGGGTTTTCCAAAATTCCCTTATATTGTTGGTCCAGAGTTTAACTCTGTTGTTGATACATGGAATTTAAGTCAGAGTGCAATTCAAGAGAACATTCCTCCTGATGTTTCTCGTTATAGAGATCCATATGAGAATGTTGACATTGATATTGATCGTCAACCTAACCAAGAGTCTGATTCGTTCGTTACTGAGAGAGAAGGTGATTTAATTATCTTTGAAATTGAAGATATTGATGGAGATGGTATAATCACACCTGTTGAGATTGCAAATCAACAACAAATTACAGAAGAAGCAGCATTACAGATATACGATTACTTCCCATTAGTATCTGCTGAGTCAAGAGTTGATATTGAAGTAGAAACAACGACAAAATTTGAATCTGCACAGATTGATGGGTTTGTTATTGAAAACCCAGGTGTTTCTTATCAGGTTAATGATACCTTGTTCTTTGATAACACAGGAACAGGTGGATTTGGTGCATCTGCACAAATTGAGTCAGTAGTGGGTCAAAGTATTGCATCTTATCAAAAAGAAATCATTAATGATGTACCACACGGTAAAATTATTACTTCTGCTAACCATGAACTGATTGCAACAGATGAAATCATCGTAAGTTCACGAGTTATCACAGAAAATACAAATAAGAGATTCTACATGTCAGTTGTTACTGGTATTGAGTCAATTTCTGTTGATCAAATCGGTGTTGGTTATAATGAGTCAATTCCAGCAACTTATGAGATTATTGCAAGTCAAGGACAAGATGTAGAACTAGATATCGTTCTTGATACTACTACTGGTAAGATTGATACTGTTAATATCATTAATTCTGGTTTTAATTACTCCACAGATGCAGTACCACAGATCAGGGTATCACATCCACAACAATATAAGAAAACTTATTATTGGGTTAACCAGTATGCTGAATCTGCTGCATCATTCGAGATATTTGATATTCAACCAGCAGATGATCGTACATTCTATGTGTGTGGTGAACTTACAGAGACAAATGGAAATACTTCGGCATTCTTAGCTAAGTTCTCTGATCTTGGTGGTGTGATTTGGGATAGAACACTTCTACCAAGTTCTAGTATTAAGAAAGCAAGATTTAAGCGTATCTACTTAGATCAAACAACAGAATCAGATCACCTCATCTACGTTTTGGGTGAAACTGAGTCACAATCTACTGCTGCATACAATCCAGACATTCTAGTTGTTAAATACAGGTCTGGTCTTGATAATGCTAACAATCCAGAAGGTATAGTCCTTTGGCAGAAAGAAATTGCTGGTGTATCGGGTGCAACAAGGTCTGACTATGCTGGTGACCTTTATATGGATGATGAGCAGCGTTTATACATCGCTGGTTGGACAGATACTAACTCACCAGACCCAGATGACATCTGGATCATGCAACTTAATAGTTTAGGTGATGTTATTGAAAAACGTAAGTTTGCATCTAATAGTGAAGGTGAGCAAATGCATCAACTTCATTATATTGGTGATGATAAGATTATATTCACTGGTATTGACTTAGACAACAACGATCTCATGTTTGGTGAGATGGTTTACGATGGTGCTAACATCGAAATGAGATATGTCAAGAAATTGGCAGTATCTGGTGGTCAAGTCAGGAGACCACAGTTTGTTATTGATTCTTACAATGATTTGTATTTCACATGTGATATGTGGAATGGAACTAAGCATTATGGTGTTGCATTGTTCAAAATTGCAATGTCACAGGTTGAAACGACAGAAGATGATATAACATGGATATTCTCGAAGATTATTGCTCCATCTATTGCATTTGAGTCAATTACACATGCTGGTATCAGTCTTGATGAGTTTGGCAACATTAATGTTGTTACACACATTGTATATGAAGACAATAACCAACAAGCAGTCATTAATTACATCAAATACGACGGAACTGTTCTTCATAAGACAAATGTCATTAATGGTGCTTGGAATAGTGGAACTTCATCAACAGATTACGGTTTAGGGTTTACTGCACATAATCATACTGTTGATAACTCTGGTGACGTCATAATTCCAGCAAATATTCAAAAATCAGTCCCAACTGCTGTATATCGTTTTGATGAGACTAGCGATCTTTACTTTGACGCTACAAAACAGAAAAAGGCAATTCCTACTATCAATAATAGTGCTAATCTTGTTTTTGACAATACAATCAAGAAATTTGGTCTAGGATCACTTAAATTCCAATCATACGGTTCATTAACTTGGGCAGACTTCGATAATAACGATGATTGGACAGTTGCGATGTTTGTTAAGATGTCATCGTCACATACTGCCAATAATCCTAAAATGGAGTTGGTAAATGTTGTAGATGACTCTGGTAGTGTTATAAAACTAATTGTTAACGGAGATTCGACTGATCCCAACTTTGGTAAGATTGCATTAGAGATTTCACCCCAAGGTGGCGGTGGTACAACTGTATATTCAGTTGGATCAACATATTTCACTACAATGGCAGCAGAGGCATGGCATCACTTTGCAATAGTGAAAGAAGAACCAAGTTTGGGTTCATATGACTATTCTATCTACTTTGATGGCGCAAGAGTCTGTACTGCGACTAGAACCGAAGATATTGCGATGGACGACCTTACAATCGGTTGTGCAACATCAGGACAAGCAATTACTAATTCATTCCTTGGAAATATTGATGATATCGCTATTGAACCTCGTGCAATCTATACTGGGTCATCTTTACAAGTTCCTACCGAAAGATACCGTATTACGACTGTTAATAGCAATGTAAACCTTATTAAGTTTGATAGAATCCATAGTAAGCGTTCTGACTATCAAACAGGAACAGATGGGGTTGTATTCTCAGAAAACACAAATCTTAACATCAATACTCTTAATAATCCAGTAATTACAATTTGGAACCAAGGTGCAAGTGGATTACAGATTCTTGACTACTCTGACGTTACTTCTCAACTAAGTCCAGGAACTTATACGTTCTCAGAGACAGTTACAACATTTACATCAAAAACATCAACTATTCCAACACCACTAGGTAAGAGACTACTTATTACACCTAATGTTGTTGCAAAATACTATATCAGGGATGCTGGTTATTCTAAGATTGATAATGTTAAACAATTTACATTTAACCAAGATGTCAAGTTTACCAAAGGTTCTATCATCCAACAGTTCAATTCTCAGGGTGTAACCCAAGCATTTGGTACTATTGTTGAAGTTCCAACAGGATCACTTAATAATCCTGGATTGGGTAACACATATAAGATTGGTAAAATATATGGTAACTTTAACAATAGTGATAGATTTAGAAATGATATAGCGGAAGAAAACACTATTGATAACGTAGAGTTCGTAGTTAATCGTCCACAATCACAATGGGTAACTGGTAAGGCATATGTCGTTGGAGATCAAGTTTATAGCGATGGTAAGATTTATGCTGCTACTAATACTGCTACCTCTGGTACTACTGCACCGACTCATGAGATCGGTATCGTAACTGATGGTGCTGTTACATGGAACTTTATTAGTGTATCTGGAACATTACAAGTTAATCTTGCAGACTATGCTTGGCCCAGACCAAGTGAATCAGAATGGGAAGAAAATAGGTCATATTCTGCAAATGATTTTGTATACTATGGTAGGTACAAGTATCAAGCACAAGGTGATGGTATTGCTGGACCAACTGCTCCTGTACACACATCTGGTTCTGTCAGTGATGGAAATGTCACATGGACTTATATTTCAACATATACAGGATTAGATTCATTTGCTAGGTTCAGACCATTTGATGCAAATGATTATCGAGTACAGATTATGGGAATCTATACAGATTCCAGTTTCATTGTCGGTGACGTAATTTCGCTCGGTAACAGTATCACGGCTATACCAAACGCAGATAATCCAAAGATAGCAGATATCGATGGAATTGGATCTGTAAGTAAGATTAGATTTACTGTAAATCTTGATAAAGACATTATCAGAACTGCTGAGGCAAGAACTGATTTAATCTATGCAACTGCTACCACTGCACATAATTTAAACGCAAATGACATTCTATATGTTGAAGGATTCACAACTGCTGAATTTAATGGATCATTCTTTGTACAAGAACTATTCTCTTCAAGAGATTACACATATAGACTTCGTTCAACTGCAAGTGCTGATCCAGCATTTGTAAACAATGGTATTGCGAATGTCAAGATATCATCTAAGCACCCAACATTGATGTTGGTTAGAAATCACTCTTATATCTTTGATTTGAGTGATGCATCTAACTTTGGATATTACTTATCATTCTCACAAGATAACCAGTTTAAACTTGAATACTCATTCAACGTTATTGAAAGAGAAGGAACTCCTGGTGTAGCATCTGCAACCGAGACACCTACTGTTCAGTTTACAATCGGTGGAGAAGTTACTAATATTACTTACTACTTTGACCCATCAAGACTTGGTTCTAATTCACCTGTTGGTGCAAACTCATTTATTGATGTTATCAAGACACCGTTTGATGGTACATTTAGAATTTCTGAGGTTCTAAGTGATACTGAGTTTAGATTCCCATTATTATATGAACCAGAATTTACGAATGCTAATATAGGACTTGACGATCAAGATCAACCTAATTCCAAATACTCTACTACATCAGTAAAAGCGATTGGTCCTATTAATAGTATCAAACTAATATCCCCAGGTGGATTCTATCAGAAGTTACCTGTTGTTGCTGATATTGCATCTGATCGTAAGATTGAGAAAGTCAGAATTGTTAACGGTGGTACTGAATATGCAGTTGGTGTCTATACACAGGTTCCTATCTTAGGTGATGGTGAAGGAGGTCTTGTACAAATCACTGTTGAAGTTGATGAAGAGATTGGATCAGGAACTATTACTGATGTTGTACTAACAGACCCAGGAAAAGGATATACAGAAGCATCTATTGATGTGGATGGTATTGAAGGTATCCTAGGACCTACATTGTCAGGTTCTGGTGCTGAACTAAACGTTGTCATTCCTGCTGAGGGTACTGGTGCTGCTGTATTCTTAACTGGTAGACAGATTGGTAAGATCAAGACTCTTAAAAACAATGAGTTTGGTTATGGT